GGTGTGGGTGCGCCACGCCGCCCGGCTGCACAGCCATGTGCGCCCGTAGTCGCCCGCCATGTAATCATTGACGAGGGCGACGCCTAGTTGATCGGCGTATTTGGTGAACCACGCGCAGGCTTCTAGGGCTTCGGCCCGGTTCTTCGGGTTGTACCCCAGATCGAGGGCGAGCGCGGCGGCGTGTTGGGACATGGTGCCGGGCTGGTTCCTAATGTCGCGGATGACGTAGGTGCCTAGGTTGCTGAACGCCCAGCGGCGGCGGGCTAGCCGGGAGCAAGTTTCGGTGCCGGGTTTGGCGTTGCGGGCCGGGGTTTTGGCGGGTGTGTACGGTTTACGGGTTGCCATTTTTGCGGCCGATGATGGGTTCTACGGGGTCGCCTTTTCGGGCGGCAATGCCGTTGCCGACTGCGTAGCCGACAATCATGGTGATGATGGGCAGTCCTTGGTTGGAGTCAATGGAGCCGACTGCGATCAGGACGGTGACGCAGATGAGGGCGACGAGGGCTATTAGGGCTTTAGAGGGGTTCTGAAGTGTCATGGCTCAAGCCTTGCGGTAGCCGAACACGGTGATGGTGCCACCTGTCAGCGTTCCTGTGTTGACTCCGAGCGTGAAGCCTGTGTAGGCGGTCGCTACTTGGTGTGTGCCGTTGCAGGTTCCTGCGACGGTTGACGCAGCCCACGACGCGTTGTTTAGGGTTGTCCACCGGGCAAGGTTAGGGTTGATGAGGTCAAACGATGCTTGCGTAAAGTTTGCGCCTGCGTAGCCGACAGTGGTCCACGCGGCAGCGTTGTTGTCGCCTGCTGACAGCGGGGTGGCGGCGGCGGCGTAGGTGGCATATGACACCACCGCGTAGTAGCCAGTGGTTGACGAACCCAATTGCAGTGACAGCGTAATGTTTGTTGACCCGGTGCCACCGCCGTACACAATCCTGTAGTTGTCGTAGGTGCTGGAAAAACAATTGTTGACCGTCACGCTTGACACCCCAGTGCCCACCGTTGTGCTGGTGATGTACACGAGGCCGCTGTTTGCCAAATACGTGTTCGTATCCGACGCAGTCAAAACCTCACCCACTGCGAACGTCTTGATAGCCATATCAGAATCCTAACCTGTTGTTATTGAGGATGCCGTAAACACTGCTGTTCAACACCAAATAGTTGTATTGTTCCGTCCCCGCCAACTGGAACGTAACCCGGGTCTGCTCAGGGGTGCTGCTGATCGTCCAGCCGATGATGTTTGCGGTGTACGTTTGGCCCCGCAAGGTCAGGGTCACGCCCGACTGGTTGTTGATTGCGTCAAGCGTCCGGGTTGAGGTTTCCGTGTTCAACAGCACCGACAACGTGTTCGGCACCGCCGTCGTGTCCTGCAACGCCCCCTGAACGTACTGCGCCACCGACAACGCCTCAGATCCGTCCAATGCGTAGGTGTCGAGCCGGTACGAATAGTCCCCGGTGCCTGCCACCGTCGGGGTGCCCCCGTTGATTGTGACCAGAACATAGGTGGCGTAGTTGTCAGCCATCGACATGAACTGCACCTGCTGGTACGCAGTATTGGCACCGCCAGCATCCCCGAACGCGTAAAACGTGGTGTACTGCTGCCAGCCCCGCGTATAAAACGCCAGCCCTGTGCTGTATGCGTACAGCAAACCCTGCTCGGTGTTCACGATGGTTTGCATGACGTTCAACGCGTTTTCGTCAGTCACCGTGGTCGCTGACAACGTCTTGGGTGCCTGCGAAACGATGGTGTTGTAACTCAACCCAAGGTCAAGGCAAACATCCTCGAACGCCACCTTCGTTGTGGTGCCGGCAGACCATGTGCGGGTAATGCGGCCCCGCCCCAACGTGGCAAACGCGTCCTCCAGCGACAGCGTCCAAGTGTCCATAGCGGGCACCGCGCCATAGGTGATCTGCAGGTCTGCTACCCGCAACGGCAGAACCACCAACGACGTAGGGGTCGTGTTCGGGTTGTACAAGCGCAGAGTGACAGTGTCGCCAATGTTGATGGTCGGCAACAGGTCCGGGCGGCGTCCGTTGATAGTGGCACGGCCCGCAGCGTAGAAATCGGTCAGGACTCGACGCCCCGATGTGACCGTGACCGTCTGAATGTTCGTAATTGAGACGGGGCCCGGTAGTTCAGCCGTCCAGTACGGAATAGCCATGGCCTAGTACGTCACCGCAATCGGCAACGGCCCGTTCTGGCGCGTCCACCGCTGGATAGCGTCCACCACCGACTGCGGATCGCCACCATCCACCTGCACGTTGACAATGGTTTGCCCCTGAGTGCCACCGATAGACGGGTCAATCTGGTTGAGGCTCAGCATGGAGATGGGGATTTCGCCGTAGCCGGGGCCGACATAGCCGTCGGGTCCGGTCAGGCGGGGTGCAGCCGCAGCCGCACCGCCACCACCCGTAGCCCGCGACGCCGCGCCAGCAACAACCCCCGCCCCGAGGCTGGGCACCACCGCCGCGGTTGACCCAGACGATGACACCGGCGACTCAAACTGGCGGGCGCTGCCTGTGCCGCCCCCGCCCTCACCGCCAAGCCTGCCCAACGACACTGCCGGGATGCTGGGCACATCCTTGCCGGGGTTCACAATGTTGATGCCCCGAATGACAAGGTTGATGGCTTTGATCCATGCGTTAGCCATGAACTCAAAATAGGTTGCCAGCCCGTTTACGACGTTGCGGACGACGTTGCGGAAACCCTCAAACTTTGTGTACGCAACCGTGAGCCCGGTGACGAGGGCGGCGATGCCGACCGCAATGAGGCCAAACGGGTTTAGGGCCATAGCCGCGTTTACGGCGAGGATGGCTGTGGCGACAGCGCCGATAGTGCCCGCAATGATGGTGAACGCTTTCGGGTTGTCCTGCGCCCAATCCGCAGCCTTCTGCAAATACGGCAAAACCTTTTGCAACACCGGGAGCAGTGCCGCCCCAATGGATTCTTTGGTCTCGTCGAGGGACAGTTTCAGTTTCGCAAACCCGCCCGCAGCCGTGTTGCTTGCTTCCTTGGCTGCCCCACCGAACGTGCCAGTCATTTTTGCAAACACTTCTTCAAGGGTTGCGCCGCCCTTGATCATGTCGCGCACTGACGGGTCCAGTTTTGCTAGCGCCGCTGTGTTGCCGCCATAGGCGCGCTCAAGCGCTTTGCTGACTGTCTCAAGGCTGACACCCTTGGCGGCGGCAATGTCCATAGCGAGGCTAACAGCGTTCTGCGCCTCATTGACATCCTTTGTAACGCGGACAAGGCCCGCCAACGCAGGGCGCAACTGATCGTCCGTGATGCCAAGATTGCGGCCCTGAGCGCTGATGTACTTCTCAACGCTCTTGATCTGGTCATCGGTCGCCCCGGTTGTTGCCTTCAACTGGCGGGCGAGCATTTGCTGGGACTTCTCGTCGTCCATTGCGGCCTTGACCGCGTCCCCCATAGCGGCAGCCAAACCCGCCACCGCAGCCGCCGCTGGCAGTGCAGCCTTTTTCAACGCAAACTGGGCTTTCTCGCCCGTGGTCTCTAACTGCTTGAACTGGGCGATGGCTTTGCTAACGCCCTTTCCGTCGAACTCGGAAACGATAGGGATGGAAATAGCCATTAGATGTTCCCCACCATTCTGTTTGCCTCGCGCATTACACGGTCCACAAGATCGCGGATTTTGTCATGCACGTCGTTTGCTTTGCGTTCGTACGCTTTCCACATTGCACGGGACGGCGACCCGTACCTTTCAGTCAATGCTTGCGCCATCGGTGAACCAGACTTGGCTTTGCCTGCCATGTCGAACACAGCAGCCTCCGGCCCCGTCCATTTCATGCCAAAAATTGCAAGGTTCTGTCTGAAACCCAGCCCGGTGTCGCGCACCTTTTTGCCAGACGTAAACGGCACAATTGTGCGTGTTGCCACGTTGTATCGCCACGGCAAAATAGTTGCCCCGGATCTGGTTTCCCATTCACGAATCATGCCTGACAACGGCGGTTTTTGGGGCACCAACTGTTTTGCTTCCGTCACTACTGGTGCCATGATTTCCTTGAAATCTTTGGTGATTTGGCGGCGCAAGTTCTTGTCAGTTGCATTTAGGATTTTAAGCGCGTCCTTCAGCCCGACCACTTCAATGCTCGTTTGTGGGGTCATCGCTGCTTCCTCGCTTGCTCGTTCAAGATAGTAACAACCGTGGCTAGGTCACGCCCCTCAAACGGTATCTGCGGTGGCCAGTACCCGGTAGAGACAAGCACCACCGCTAGCGAGTAGTGGTACGAGCCTTTCAGGAAGGGTTTTCGGGTTCCTGCCCCACAACCTCAATGGCAGCAAGTTTCTTGACGTAATCGTCAAACACTGCGGGGACGGTAATGCCAGCCTGTTTGCAGGACTCAAACGCCATGTACGCCAGATCCTCGACGCCGATGCCAGCGGCCAGTTCGGACGCTTTCCGCTTGTATTTGCGTTCCCATGCGACCACCACGAACAAGTTGGTGGTAACTGTGTAGTCGTCGCCGTCGTTTGTGGTGACGTGCAGGTTCAGTTGCATTGGTTCTCCCTAGGTTGTCTGTGGATCAGGTGACGTCGCGGACCCAAGTTCCGCCCGTAAAGACGGCGGTGACCATTGCGAGTTCCCCGACGGTAGACGCAATCGGGGTGAAGTTCTCCAGCATGGCGTTGGTGATGATGTATTCGGGGTTGGTGGCGGACTCTGTGGTGCCGGACGGGCTGATGGTCAGCACGGTGGTGCCAGTGCCCACACAGGACGCGAGGATGCCCTCCACCTCAGATGCGCCGTAGGACAGGAACATTTCCAGCGTGACCTCGACGCTCTGGAGGCCGCCGACGAAACGGTGCCCGGTGTCGCCCATTGCGGTGGACTCCAGCGGGTCACTGCCGATGGTCACGGTGACGGAACGGCACTGATCGGACAGGTCGGTGGTGGTGACGCCCTGCGTGATGTTGACGGTGGCGTTGGAAAGGAATGTGCTGGTGGCCATGGTTGTCCTTTTGCTAGTTGCGCCGTACGGCTACCCGCACGGTGAGGTCGTATGTCGGCAGTTCCTGCCCGCCGCCGATAATCATTACAGACGGGCGCAGGTCTGTCACGGCTATTGCAGAATTCATGATTTTGTCGGCTTGTGTAAGCAGCCAGTCTGACGCGTCCTGATTACCGGGCGGTGGGGCGCAAACACGGATGCGTAGCGTGATGTCACCCACGTTGTATGTAAACGCTTCCACGGTTGGTAGTTCCAGAAACAACGTCATGGGTCGAGCGTTGCGCGGATCAGTCACAACCTCGTAGCCAAGGTTGAGCGCCACTAGCGCGGTTTTGGTGGCGTTGACCGCGTCCCACAGGATGCCGGTGGCAGCCATTAGGCGACCTGCGGACGGCCGACACCCAGCAACTGGAGGATGCGCCCGAGGGCTGACGGCACCGGGAACGTCCCCATTGAGTCAAACGATGCAAACGAGTCCGCTGAGCCGCGTTCGCGGTACAGCAAGGCGGCGTACATGATGGTGCCTAGGGTTACGTCGCCGCCGGGGCTGGTGTGCAGTTCGTCGGTCAGGTACCCGGACTCGATGCGGCGTCGGTACGCAAACGCGTTGGCGGCCGACACGCACTTTGTGATGAACGCGGTGTCGTTTGCGGTAGCCACAGCAATACCTAGCCATTCGGTCACGTTGGCGTTGGTAATCCATGTGCAAACAGGGTTCCACTCCAGCGTTCCGTACGGATCAACTGCGTAATAGGTGACGTTTGTGCCCGGGTTCTGGTACAGAACCTGATTCGGTATCGGGTTCTCGTAGTTGAATTGCAGTTCGCCAAGGTTGTCCACCCCGATGAACTCGTACTGGGGCAGCGCCGTGACGATGACGCCTGAGTCGTTGAAGCCTGCGCCGACACCGGCTATCTCGACCTCTTGGCTGACGGTGACGTCAACGTTGGTCAGTAGTTGGATGACTGCGTAGTCGTCCAGACGCATGGCCCGGACGACGTACGCAATCTCCGACATGACGTGACCGTGTGCCTAGGGTTAAGCGACGGTAATCTTCTGCACCATCGTCGCGTCTGCGATGAAGGCGGCGCAGTAGCCGTAGTACGAGAAGGTGCGGCCCAGCGTGGACGGCGCCTCGACGGACATGAGGCCACGAATCTGCTCGTAGAACTCGATGGCGTTGCCGCGTGCGAGAACCATTGTGCCGGACGCGAAGTTTGCGTCCACGACAAGGTTGAGGCCGAGCGGGTTGAGCGTGTTGTACGACGTGATGTTCTGGGTGCCCATTCCGTTGACGCCCATGAGACCGGCGGCTGCGGCGTACGGGAACACGGGGCGCTTGTCAGCGTCCAACTGCTGGGACAACTTCTTCCACACGTCCGGGGCCACGAACAGGTGGTCGGGCAGGAAGCGGGTGGCGACGAGGATGGACTCTGCGACCTCGTAGAGGGTGCTGATGAGGTCGGTGGGGTCGGTCTGGTTGACCGTCCACGTCACACCTGATGCGGCGCCCTGTGCCACAATCTGGTCAGCGGCGAGGTTGTCGCTGGCGATGAGGTACTGCGAGGCGAGATCACGAAGGATGATTTCCATCGCGCCCGGCGAAGTGAAGTCGACGTCCTGCACCGACAGGGTGACCTGACCCGCAAGGGTGGTCTTGCTGACGACGTTGGAGGCAATCACCGGCGTGGTGGCCGACACGGGGTTCAGTTCCGGGGTCTGGGCGGCGACGCTGGTGTGCGTGGTCCACGTCGGACGAATGAACGTCTTCTGGTTGCCACCGTCGGGCATGGCGCGGGCACCGACTGCGGCGACGACGGGACGGACGTAGTTGAGGTCGTCGAACACGGGGCCGAGGACCGGCACCGGGAGAAGACCGGGGGTGTCGGTGGTGAGAACGTCGCCTGCGGCGGCCTGCAGTGCGGTCTGCTGTCCGCGGGCGGCTTCGACGAACGCCTCGTTGACCTTGCGGAACGTGTCGCCACCGATGTGGTACGCGGCGAGGTACTCACCTGCGGACGGCATGGCAAACTTGCGCTTCGGCTGCGCCGGAAGTGCGGGGGTCGGAATGGCTGCGGCCTCGACGACCTCTGCCTGTGCGGGTGTTGCTTCCACGGGTTCCTCCTCTGGAACTTCTGGGGTTTCTGTTTCGTCGGGGTCGGTTGCTGCTTGCGCGGCTACTTCGGTGATGGTAGCACCTGCGAACGCCGGTATGGGGACAAGTGACAATTCCATCCACTCCGCCTTGGTGACGGTAATGCGGCCCTGCTTGTCCTCTGTGAACTCGATGGGGTTCACACCGACGGACACGTCCATGACGCCGTCAGCGGCAAGAATGAGTGCCTCGTCCCCGAGGGCGGTGCGGCTGATCCGCATGGATGCGAGCATGGCTTCGTCGGTGTCAACGCGCTCAGCGACGATGCCGATGGGCATGGTTGAGTCGTGGTACATGAAAACGCGGGGTGCGCGGCCGTCCACCGGCAGGCTGCCGGGCTTGAACATGACTTCCTGACCGCCGGACACGGTTGCAAACACGTTGTACGGGACAGCGATGGCGTCGATGCGGCGTTCGCCTTCCTTGTCGCCGGCTTCGGCCTTGACGGTGACGGTGTCGGTGGTGAAGCGGATCATGCCAGTTCCTCCTGTGTGTTTTCTTCCACGTCAATCATTTCGCGGCTTGTGTTTGCATCGTCCATTTCGCCAAGGTATTCGTCGTAATCGAACTCGATGAACGTGCCGTTTGGCAGGACGTTGTTTGCGGACAGGGTTGAGGCAATGACTTCTGCGTAGGCTTTGGTGCCGTACAGCCACAGATCCCAGCGCGACTCGCGGCTGTTTGTGTATGCGTATGAGCCGGTGGGGACGCCCAGCAGGTAGGGCGGGATGTTGCAGATTTGCGCCATTTGCAATGCCGAAAACTGTGCCGACTCAATGAGCAGCATTTTGTCGGGGGTGGCTGTGGTCGGTTCGTAGGTCAGGAACTCGTTGAGCGCTGCGGTCTGGTTGGACGCGCGGGCCGCGTTGAACGCTGCTGACAGGTCGGCTAGTTCCTGTGCGCTAAGGGGTTCGCCACCGACCTGCCTGAGGATGCCTGAAGGGATGGATGAAGAGGCGTTCCGTAGCCGGGCGTCCTCGATGCGTAGCGCGGTGGCGATTGTTTGTTCAGACGAGTAGATCAGTCCTTGTGTTGAGCCGATGAACTGGATGACGTTTACGGGGTCAAGCATTTCGCCGTTGAAATACAGTTCGTTGCTGGGTGCGTACCAGACGGGGCCAGCCTGATCGGGGGTTGTGATGGACCCGGTCGGGAGGCGTGTAAATGATGCGGGGTAGCCGTCTTGGGTGCGGCTGGTGACGTACCAGAATGCGCGGCCGTAGAAGAACAGGTCGTCAAACGTCCACGAAATCAGGGTCTCGTAACTGATGGACGGATCGGGGCGGCGCAGCCATGACCGGGGCGCCAAGTATTCCTCTTCCATTTCGCGAGTGTCAGGGTTCCACCGTTCGCGGTACATCGTCAACGGCATTGCCGACAGAACGTTTGCGTGAAGGTCGCGGGCACGGCTGATGGCGGGCACCTGCATCGCACGGTTGCGGGCCTCACCTTCCTGATACGTGTAGTACTGCCCAATCAGGTTGATGCCGCCAGCGTTGGGGTTGTACCCGCCGACAGCGGCGCGGACCTGCGGCTCAACCGGCGAAATCTGCGCTTTGGTTTCTTTGCGTGTAAACAGTGCCATGAGAGATGTTGCGGCCTCGCCCGACACGGGGCCACGCCAGCACCATACAGCACTAGGAAACCACAAGCATGGGTTTCTGTTTTGTTTGCGGACGGCTCACCAAGGCGATAGCCCACACCGCGGTCCGTGCCACCTCGATCGGCCCCGGGGATTTCTGGCTGGACAGCACATACCCTTGCGCGGTCTTGACACCTACAGCACGGTTCATGTGTTCCGACAGGGTGCGAGCATTTGTGTGGATGACGCGCCCCTCTTGGATCATGGATCGGACAAGGCTGGTGAACTTGAGTAGTTCGCCGTAGCCGACAAGGGCGTAGCGACGGGCGTACTCTGGTGGAAGGTGCAGTTCCAGCGTCGGCGTCACGGCGAGGTTGACGGTGCGGTCAGTCATGACGCGGGCGACCTGTTCCCACATGGCATCCTCAGAATCCACCACAAACTCGACGTCCACCATGATCTGGCCGTCGGCAACGGTGGCGCGGGTGCCAACGTAGCGGGCCTCATCCACAGACGAGTCGATGGCTAGTACCCCGCCGGGCGGCATCGGGCGGGTGGTGGCGCAGGACTCCCACACCCCCGGGTCCAGCATTGCGCCCCGGGTGGTGATCCACTGGTTTAGGTGCGCCCGCAGGAACGACTCCTTTTTGGACGCGGCCCGCAACGCCTCGATGGTGACTGTGGTGCCTAGGGCTGGGTTGGCCCACCCCCACCACTGCTCGTCCTTAGGGTCGGCCCCCATCGGCATTGACCACTCAGCAAAGTAGGTGTCGGTTTGGGTGCCGGCGTCAATGTCCGCTAGGGCTTGTTCCCTCATGTGAATCATGCTGTGGGAACCCATGTCCCCGGCTGTGGAAAAGCACGCCAGCAACGGGTTGGGTCGGGCAATCATTGAGGGCCGCAACGCGTCGTCCATGACCGACGGGGCAATGTTCCACAGTTCGTCCACCACGATCAGGTCATACGAGCCGCCGTGCAACCGGGCGCTGGCGGCGCGGATCTCCCATGTTGACCCGTCTGGCATCGTCACCTTCTTGCGCCCAATGGCCTGCAACTGTTTGCCCCCAAACCGCTCGACAAGCACTGGAGCCAACGCACTGAAAATGGCTTCGGCGCGGTCCAGTTGGTTGGCTGTGGAAAGGACGTGCTGGGGTCGCCCCAACCGGGCCGCGTGTTCCGTGACCCACCACCCAATCATCGAGGTCAACAGCACAGACTTGCCTTGCTGACGGGCCGTAGATACCAACGCTTCGCGGCGCAGCAACCGCCCACCGTCATGCTCCAACATCCCGGCAACTGCATACGCCTGCCACGGCATTAGCGGCATTAGATGTGCCGCCGCCCAAGCCTCCACTTGAGGCCCGAACGATTGCCCCCCCACCCGCGCCGTTTCCAATCTGGGCTGCTCCCTACCCATCCCAGCCAGCCCCGGCTGATCCCCGCCAGTCAGGGCTGGTTCGGGCTGGTCCGCAAGAAAGAGACGGACGGA